AGTGGTGAGGATTTCCCACTCACCACTCACCACTCACCAGCCGATTACTCCTCGACGAGGAACTGGGCGCTGACCGTCTCCGCCTGCGTGCTGGTCATGCGCAGGCCGACGATGTTGCCGCCCTTGATCTTGATTTCCTGGTGCATGGGGAAGTAAACGATAATCCCGGTTTGGGGATGGACTTCCCAGATGCGCATGTTGGCGCCGTACGTGGTCGGCTCGACGGTGAAGTTGGCCTGGTAGGTGCCCTGCGCGGTTTCGCCGTCGTCGTCATCGACCTTGGCGGGCGTGATCGTGGTGGCGGTGCCGCCGTTGGTCGTGATGCGGCTCAGCTCGCACTTGATCGGCGTGTCGGTGTTCGAGGTGCCTTTGCCGAAGATCTCGACGCCCATGATCTTCAGGCGCTGGTTGGCGGGCGCCGTCGCGGCCAGCACCGTCTTGGCGACGGAGCCGGTCAAGCTGACTTCGCCCGACGGAACGGTAAGCAGAAGGTCGGCCACGTCTCTCTCCTCTTCCCGGGAATGGTCTGTTCCGATTGCCGTGGCCGACGCGGCGACAAAGCGCGCTCTTCTCCGGCCGGCCCCGCGGTCGCGGTCGAGGGAGCAGCTTCGCGCGCTCGGGAATCCGGGGGCAAAAGAGCGATCAGGAAGGCAGGAAGAGAGGAAAGGAGAGCCGAGAGTCTACCCGGAAATCGTGTAGGCGATGGCCGGGACATTGAGCGGGCTGGTGAACCCCGTCGAGGCGTCGCCGGTGGTAGGGATGAACCCGCTGACTCCGTTGGCGGTGGCCGGGTCGCCCTTCGGCCAGGCCGGCGAGGGCAGCGCCAACCAGGTTCCCGCCCGGTCGGTGCGCGGCGGCGTGTTCACGCCCATGTTGAAGAAGCCGGCGCCGGACCAGAACTCCGTGTCGAGGCTTCCCCCGCCCTGGCGTTCGGCGTAATTCACGATGCCAAGCAACGGATAAAGGTTGCACGACGCCATGTAGCCCAGATAGGCATCGAGCGGAAAGGTGCGCAGGTAGACGAACCAGTACAGAGTCTCCGCTTGCAGCTGAAAGGTGAGCTGGTTGCCGCAGAAGTAGCGCTGGCCACCTTGAATGAGGGTGGTTGCCGGGATCGCGAAGCCGGCGGTGCCGACCCCGTTGATAGCTCCCGTCGATGCCAGCAGGGTGGAAGGATAGAGGTAGGTGGGACTGACGTTGCCGTAGATGCCGACAAAGGCGTTGACCAGCTGCGGCTGGATGCCGCCCTGGCCGCCCTCCGCAATCGTTCCCAGGGCGCTCAGCGAGCATTGCCGGATGTTCGCGAGCGGCAGCGCGAAGAGAACGTTGATCGGGATGACCTGGCCCAGGCCGGCGTCTTCGCTGACGATCGATCCTGCGATTTGAAACGCGCCAGGAAACTGCACTTCGTGCAACCCGATGATGTTGACCGGCCGTGCCGCGGTGAAGCTTCCATTTGCGAAGCGGGATTGCGCATCCGCCGGCAAATACCCGTTGGCGTTGCGGTAGGCCTCGAGCGGCATGTCGCCGCCCACGCCGCCGCCGCCGCCGTCGCCAAGCCCACCGCCGCCGCTTGACGTGCTCGCCATGGGCTGAAACACCGGCAGCGGGGCATGATCCGATGCCCCCTGAAACTGCCCGACCTGGACGCAGCGATAGCGCTGCAGGGAGGGCGTCACGCCGTTGGGGTCCTCGAAGTAGGCCGGGAACGTCGTGTCCGTCCAGGCCTGGGTCGTGTCGTCGTAGGTCCAGATCGTGGCGGGATAGCGGCCGGCCGTGGCGGTCGTGCTGGTCGGCTTGACCCAGGCTTCAAACTGGCCGCCCGGGCGGCTGTAGGCGCGGCGGAAGAAACGCTGGTCGTAGACCGGCATCTGCTCGTTGGCGCGCACCGTGGCGGCGATGCGCTTGGCGTCGTCTTCGCTGAAGCCGAGGACCTCTCCGGCCATGGATTCCCCTCGTTTACGCCGGATCTTCGCGCGTGGTCAGGCGGGCGACGACGCCCTGGGGCAGCGTGCCCGTGTTGTGCGTGGCCACCACGTTCACCTCGAGCCAGTCGCCGGCGACCAGGGCGACGTTGGAGTAGCCGACGGCCGGCTTGAGCACGCGGACGGTATCGGTGGCCGCCAGGCTGATCGGCGATGACAGGATCGAGACCCCGTTCTTGAGCAGGTCGATCGTCACCGTGTCGTTGCCGGTGAGGAGCACGGCTGCCCCGGCGGCAAACTCGATCACCGTCCCCGTGCCGCCCTTGACGATGTGGATCACTTTGCGATCGGTGACCGCGTTCGAGGTGGCCGGGGTATTGTTGTAATGGTCCTCGTACTGGTGCGTGAGCTTGGCCGCCGAGATCTGCGCCCCGGGCCCCGAGCCGATGCCGACCGCGGCATCGAAGATCGAGCCGTTGGGGTAGGAAAACGACTGGCAGGAAAGGATCCCGAGCACCGAGACGTCGTTCGGGATGTCCATCTGCTTGTTTGCCACGGCGGCCTCCTAGCGGTAGTTTCCGGGGAGCTTCAGGTCGGCGAACCGCTGGGTGCGGTAGGCGCGGAAATACAGGTACACCTCCTGGCTGCGAAGCTGGAACGTAAACGATGAGGTGTCCGTCAGCACGTTGTTGGCCAGCTCGATCGGGCCGGCGCTGATCTGCACGTTCTGGGCGTCGATGATGGCGACGACCGTCGCCTGCGGCGGGGACAGCGACACGCCGGCCAGCGTCAGGTCCGTCGGGGTGACCCAGACCTGCGAAGTCGAGCCGGCCGGCACGGTCGGGATCTTGGTCGTGTCGATGCCCGTGATGATCGTCTGCGGCGGATTGGGCTGGACCGACTGATTGACCAGCCGGCCGGAGAGCACGACCGGCGTGCCGTTGGCGGCGAGCTGGTGGCCTCCGCCATCGAGGCAGACCGGGTGCGAGACTGCCTGCCCCTTCTTGTCAGTGCACGGCGTCACGTACTGCGTCTTTCCAGTGGCGTCGGCCGGATCTGGCGCAAGGCAGTTCATGCCGGCATCGAGGACCTTCAGGATCCAGCCCTCGATCCGCAGCATGAAGACATACGTCACCTTCCAGCACAGGACGCCGCTCTCATAGATCAGGTGGGCGTCGATCTTGTCGCACTTCCAGCGCCCGGGATCCTGACCGAAAAAGATGTCCGAGTTGACGGCATCCTGGTAGACGAGCAGCCAGTCCTGGTTGAAGGAGGTTTCGTAGCGCGTGATCGTCAGGCACATGCGGCTGTCGTCGATCTCGGCGGGCGGGTCGAATGGGGAGCCGGCCGAGTTCAGAAGCGGGGCGCCGTAGAGGTCCTGGGCGATCGGCTTCTTGAACTTGACCGTGGTGAAGGAGATGTCCGGCGGCTTGGCCATTGGGCTGTTGTCGCTGGAGCTCTGCGGGTTCCCCTTCTGCTGGGCCCGCTGCGGGTCGAACTCGCGCGGGTCCGTCTCGTAATTGCAGGTCACCATCCAGACGTTGGGGTCGTCCTGGTCCTGCCGGCTGGAGATCTTGTTGCAGATGGCGCCGATGTCGAACTCGCCGCTGGGCACGCCCAGGGGCCCGACGTAGCTGTCCCAGATGGCGATCGGGACGGCGGTCTCGACCTCCATGGGCCCGTCGAGGCTGTTGTCGGTGACGACGCGGAAGCTGCGCGCGTAGGCGCGCTTGAGCCGGCCGTCCGCCTGGCCGGTGCGGTCGTCCCAGACCTCCTTGACGGAGAGAACGGCCACGGCGACCCCCTTAAATGGCTGCCAGCCCGATGGGCAGGCTGCGGATCGCCATGACGATGTCAGCGAGCTTGTCGATCTGCTTGTTCCGCTGCTCTTCGGCCCGGGCCGCGACGCGATCGCCGGCCGCCTGGCCGTCGTAGAGCGAGCGGGTCACCGTTGACATGGCCTCTTTCGTGCCGGCTTCCATGGCGGCGGAGAACTGCTGGCCGGAGCCGGCGCCGAGGCCGGGCCCGCCCCCGCCGGCCAGTTTCTTCAGGCGGGCGTTCGCCTCGTCATCCAGATTCAGAAGCCCGAGGCGCATGCGCACGCCGCCGCGGAAAACCTCGTCCCAGGCCTTCTTGGCGTCCCAGGCCGCTCTGGCACCGAAGGCGTCGGCTTCCTTCTGCCTGCCGATGAGACCAACAGCGATACCGAAGAGCCGATTGCCCAGGTCCTCGTCGAATTGCTTGGCCAGGCCTCCCATGGCGACGGCCGCCTTGGCGAGCAGGCCGACAAACTCCGAGGTCATTGCCGCGAGGCCGGCTATGACGACGTTGAAGCCGGCTCCGAGGGCGTTGATGCCGTCGAGAATCATGCCGAAGACGTCCTTGGCAATGAAACCGGCGAGGTTCAGGTAGTCGGAGAACTTGAGGGTGCCCGAGCCGAGCACATTCATTCGCTGGAAGGCATCGCCGAGCTGGTCGAGGAAGACCGCGAACGTCGGCAGCAGTTCCACGGCCAGGCGCATCTTGAGACCGGCCAGGATGTGGTCGCTGGCGGCCAGGTGCTTGTTGGCGACGGCCATCTTCTCGGCATCGAGGCGGCTGAAGGCCTCGCCGGTATCGAGGGCCCGCTGCTGCATCGCCTGCAGGGCCTCGCTGCCGCGCATGATCGTCGGCAACAGGTCGTGCCCGCCGCGGCCGAAGAGCATCTGGGCAGTGGAAAGTCGCTCCCAGGCGGTGGGCAAGGTGCGGATGCGGCCGAAGACACGGCCGAGGGCCTGGTCGAGCGGCATGGCGGCCAGGGCGTCGGCGCGGAACGTCGGCCCCAGCCGAGAGAACTTGTCCTGCGCCTCCTTGCTGCCCATCTGGGCCTGGCCGAGCTCGTGGCCGAAGTGGGCCACGGCGTGGGCCAGCGACTCGCCGCCCTCGCCGCTGGCAGCCATCAGGCCGGACATTTTCTCGGTCGAGATCCCGAAGGTATCCGCCATGCGGGCCGTGCCCTGCATGGACTGGCCCATTTCCCGGAGCCAGTGCAGGAATTGCTGGCCGGCGCCGAGTGTGCCGCCCAGGGCGCCGCCGAACGTGCCGACCGCCTCGCTGAGGAGCGGGCCAATCCCGGGGATCATCCCGGTCAGGCCCCTGAGCAGGTCCGTCGTGGCGCCAATGCCGCCTTTCAGGGCATCCACGGCCAGATCCACGCCCCCTTTGCCGCCGAGGGCATCGCCGATCGACTGGCGGCCGATGCCGGCGATCCGCGAGCCGAAGCCGCTAAACTGGTCCGCGGCTTTCGTGAGACCGCGCGTGAAGGCGCTGTCGTTGAGCGACAGGCGAATCGCCAGGGCGCCGATCGTTGCCACTTGCTTCTCCGTGTCCGTCCGGGTGACGCCATCGCCACCCTCAAAGTCACCCGGGATTGTGAGCGCTGACGCCTGCCCGCTTGATCTCCCCCTTGAACAGCGCCGTGAGCGCCATCATGAAACGCTGTTGCTGCGCCGCGGTCTGCCGCTTCGGTCGCTGCCGTTTCCCCTGCCGCAACGTGGGGAACACATCCTCCACCCGGATCGGCTTCTGGCCCTTGCCGCGCCAGGCGTTGTAGAGCGTGGTGACGATCAGGGCCGCTCGCAGGTCGTCCCGTTCCGGGCCGAACGGCTCGAGCTCGTGAAACCGGGCCCACTCCAGCATTCCAGGCCGCGTCATGCCCGCCAGCATGCGGTCGACGTCGCGCTCGCCGAAGGCCAGGGCTAGCCGGTAGGCGAACCGTCGTCGGGGGCACTCGAGTTTTTTCGGGCAACCGCCTCGGCGTCGCCTGTCAGGCCGTTGCGCCGCTTGGCGACTTCTGTGATCAGGTCGATCAGCCGCGGCGACTTCCTGGCCAGGGCGCCGACCTGGGCCTCGGTGAAGAGGCGTTTGCCGCTCTCGTCGCGCACGCAGAGCGCCACTAGCTTGGCCCGGGCCAGGCTCATGTCGGGCTGGTCGCGCTTGCGCGCCGGCTGCAGCGACTGCTGGAAGCGACCGATCTCGAGTTCGGTGACCGTCCAGACAAGGACCGAGCCGCCCCACTCCTCGCAGGGCACCTCCTCGTAGCCGCCGTCGTCAGCGGCCAGGATCTGCTCGGCAGTCAAGAGCTTGCCCACACACACATCCTCCCCGGGCGACCCCTGGGCGAACTACGTTCCAGGCCGGAACACACACACGGTCACGCCCACCAGGCTGGCCGGCCCCGACCAGCCCAGCGTGGCGAAGCCCTGGGCGTCGTTGTAAATCGACTGCGGGAACGGCCCGAGCACGGCCGTATGTCCCGCGGCCACCGTCACCACCCGCGGCGACGGCGACAGGCCGTCCACGGCGGCGCCCGGGTTCGTCCCCAGGCGCTCGCTGACCGATAGCGGGTAGCCCGTGCCGTTCGTCACGGCGACGAGCTCGAAGCCGCTATTGAGCCACTTGTCCGCGCCGGCCGGGTCGGCGACCACGGCCAGGGCGGTCAGGTCGATGCCGCTGCGGCTGGTCAGGTTGACGCTCTGGATGGCCATGGTGCCGACTCACCACTCACCACTCACCAGCAAGGTGCAGGCGCCTGCACTCAGCCCCGTTAATGACCCTGGGCAAAGACCGGCTTGCCGGTGAGCTGGAACGTCACCGGCACGGTCATGCGGTCGTCCTCGGGGAACTCCTCGCCGATCTCCTCGAGGTTGGCGTTGCAGGTCCAGGAGGAGGGCGTCGATTCCCCCGGCTGCAGCGGCCAGAGGAGCTGGATCGAGCGCGTGGTCTGGACGTAGCTGTAGAGCGTGGACACGGCGCTCTTGACCGCGTTGATATCGAACTGCACCTTGCCGCCGTCGCCGAAGCCGTTGGTGAACTCGTGGAAGTGGTTCGGCGACGTGAGGTTCGTCAGCTTGATCTGCGTGACCTTGGTGCCGGTGCGCGAGGCCTTGATGAGCTCGCCGACCGAGGCATAGTCGCCGACGCCGACGTGCTGCTCGATCTGGACGACGGCGCCGAAGGACGATGTTCCCTGGGAGACGGCCACCCTTCACCTCCTCTGTCCCGGGGACGGCGTTTCCGAGGCGCCGGCCCGTGTATCGCTCAGGCCGCCGCCCCGCTGGGCAGCGGCTCCTGAAACCAGATGACGAAATCGAGGCTCACCACGTCCACGCCGACCTGGTCGTACTCGCTCGGCGGAATGAAGGCGTCCCGGTCGTCTACCAGACGGCAGCCGTAGACGAAAAACGTCCCCCACTGCCCGCGCTCGCCATCGAGGCGGCGGAAGGCGTCGGCCAGCGTCTTGGCATCGCCCGGGACCTGGCCCTGGCAATCCACGCTGATGCGCGGATGCGGCAGCCCGCTGCGTCCGTTGAGGATCATGCAGCGCGGCTTGCTGACGCAGGTGTAAATCGCCCGCGGGAAGCTGCCCGCACTGGTCTGGGCGTTGGCCTGCTCGGACTTGTTCCGGTAAAACCGGAGCTGAGCCGAGCCGCCGATCAGGGGCGCGATCACCGGATCGAAGCGGACGCGCGTGACCAGGCCCTGCTCGATCATGCCGCGGCCCTCGCGGCTTCCTTCTCCAGGCCGGCGGCGACCTCGCGCTCGATCAGGCCGCGGACCTGCGCCTGCGTTTCGTCCCAGGCCGGCCGCATGAACGGCTTGGCCTGTGCCCCCGGGTGCATGTCGCCGTGCTGGATCTTCTTCCGCAGGCTCGCTCCCTTGCCCAGGGCATGCGGCTGGGTGCCGAACTCGACCAGGTGGGCGATCTTGGCCGGGTCCTCGAGGCGCTTCTTCTTGTTGCGGCCCGCGACCTCCTGCTTCATGCCCGTCTTCGGGCCAATGATCGCCATGACGCTGTTGCCGTAGGTCTTCACGATCACCCACAGGCTGCGCCGCAACAGACCGCTCGACTCGTCGCTCTGGTCCATCTGGGCGTCGAGGTGCTCGCGGGCCGACTGACGGACCAGCCGGCCAGCCTTGCGTAGCGCGTTCCGCTGGATGGTCCGGCCGCGGCCGCGCAGCGCCTTGAGACGCTGCAGCGTCGCGCCCATGCCTTCGACAGTGCCCTGGATGGCAAACGGCATTACCCATCCTCGACGTCCACCGGCACCGGTTTCAGGCCGGCGGTCTCCTTGGCCCAGATCACGTACTCGCGGCGGCGCTCGTCCGTGTTCATCGGCTCCAGGAACTGGAAGACGCGGCCCGCGTACACGCCGCGCATTTTCGCTGTGATGCCCGCCCGGTAGCGAATGCGGATGACGTGGCTCACATCCGCCACGGTTTGCCGCGCATAAAAGAACTCGCGGGCATTGAGCGGGCGGACCTCGGCCCAGCAGGTGGCCACGTGCCGCCAGTCATCGGCCGAGTTCGGCTCGTTGAAGGCGTTCACCGGCTGCTCGGCCGGCTCCTGGATCGTCAGGCGGTGGCGCATCTTGCCCGCTTGCATCGGTCGGGGTCTCCAGGCGGATCCGCCGCAGCGGCCGGTCGTCGTCGTCATCCTCGTCGTCGTCGTCCGGCACTTCCTCATGCAGCCGCCAGCCGCCGTCGAGGACGATCAGCTCCGGATTGCGGTAGCAGCGGCGGAGCTGGGCCAGCACCGAAGCGTGCACCTTGTCGCGCTCGCCGCCCAGGGCCTCGGGGATCTCGAGGACGAACAGGCGTTTCACGCATATCCCCCGTATCCCGCCGCCTGCAGGAGCGCGTCCACGGCGAACGCCAGCACCTGCGGCAGCTTCTCGGCCGTCGCCTCGCGATTCTCGTAGAAGTGGGCGGTCAGCATCAAAATGGCCCGCCGCAGCGTCCGCGGGATCCCGGGCCCAACCAAGGCGTTGGCCAGGTGGGCCGTCTGGAACGTGGCCGTGAAGGTCGAGGCGGTCACCGCCGTGACGGCCACGCTCTCGGGCTTGTCGTCGGGGTCGACCCAGAGCTGGGTCCCGGCATAGATGCCGACCATCGACGCCGGCGTCACGGTCTGGACGCCATTGCCGATCGCGGCGGCGATCGACGTCGACGGCCCGTAGCCGGCGATGAACTGGATCGTGATCGGGTAGCGGTTGTCCGCCTGCACGGCGGGCCAGACCTGGTTCGGGGCCCGCTCGATCTGGCCGGGCATCCGCCACGGGGCCCGGACGACGTAGAGGTTGGTGGCCAACGTCTGCGGGTTGCCGTTGGGGTCCGTGTACGTGATCGAGTTGACGTTTTGCAGCGGCGGCCGCGGCAGCTTGAGCGGGTGCGGGTAGAAGGCCGCGCCCGAGAAGCCCACGCCCCCCCACGGCGGCCAGGCGCCGCCCCACCAGCATTCCACGGGCAGGTTGTAGGTGGCACTCAGGACCTGGCGCGACCCCTGGGCTTCGAGCTCGCAATACTCGAGGGCGGCGGCGACCGCGTCATCGATCAGGGCGTCTTCGCGTTCGTTGTCGGGATCGACGCGGCAATGGAGCTTGGCCTCGGCCGTGGTGATCGCCTGGCCGACTGGCGGCGTGACGATCGACATCGGGCCGAGGATGGTGGCCCGGAAGGGAGGCTGCCTGGGCTCCAGGTAGGGGCTGTGCCGCCAGACGCTACTCACGGACGGACTCCCATCCCCGGCTGGACACGAGACTTTCGGCCTACGCCGCGACCGGAATCTGGACCTCGTGGAAGCGGATGAAGAAGAATTGCTGGGCGGCGGCGGCAGCGCCGGCCTTCACGGCCTGGACGGAGAACATGCCCTGCGGCGCCACGAGGTACAGGCCGCGGACCTTGGCCTCGTTCACCTTCCAGTTGGCACCGGCGACCGCTGGCGCCAGGGGCGACTGGGCCTCGGCCCCGTGGCCGAACCAGCCGTCATTCGTCACGGTCGCGCCAGACACGGTGCGCGCCTTGCCGGCGTACTTGCGCCCGGAGAGGCTGCGGATCGATAGCGCCGCATCGGTCGGCGCCGCTACCGGCACGATGTTGTTGAGCGCGAAGAGCGCGGTCGTGTCGGCCTGGGTGGCGTCGATGACCTCCTCGACGGAGCCGAACGAGTCGATGGCGTACGACTTGCCGCCGCCCTGCTCGCCGTTCCAGAGGGACAGGCCGGCCACGGTCGTGGGCAGCGCGGTCAGCGCGGCCAGGCCGGTGGACAGCGCCACCTGCCAGCTGTTGCCCAGCCGGACCAGCTCGGTCAGCTCGGGCAGGGCCTGGACGACGCACATGTCGCCGCGGCTGTTGATGTCCGGGCGGGCGTCGCCCTTTTCGGTCGCATAGTCCGAGGGGACCAGCTTGCGAACCCACCCGGCGATGATTTGCTGCAGCACGTTGGCTCTCCTCGGTTGGTCAGGTCAGGTTCACGCTCCGCGAGGCGTGGTCGATCTCCATCAGGTCGCGGATCTGTTCCAGCAGATCGTTGGTCCGGCTCAAGTCGATCGGCGGCATCGCCAGGGCCGAGGCGGCGCCCAGCGGGTTCCAGGGCCGCCAGGCGGAGCCGTCGTAGAGGTACTCCAGCCCCGTGTCGGTCTCCAGAAAGCGGGAGCCGGGCCCGATCGAGGAATCCGTCGGCTTCTGGTCGCGCGAGGCGGCCAGGAACCAGCGGATGCCTCCGACTGCGGCTACTGCCGTGACGGCCATGTCTCTCCCGCCTCAGTTAGATCAGCGTGCCGGCCGTCGCCACCGCGTTCGCGTAGTAGTTCTGCCCGACCCAGGAGGCCGCGGCCCCGGTAAAGGGCGCGGTGCCGGAGAGGATCTGGCAGAAGTTGCCGCTGAGCTGGCCCGTCGTGCTGGCGGTCAAGACCACCGCCTTGGTGTTCGAAGCGGTGAGGTTTTGCATGATGTTGTAGCCGACGATCAGGTTCACCGCGTCGGTCGTCACCGTCCGGATCACGCCCTGGCTGATGTGGTAAGCACCCTGGAAAAAATTGTTCTGGACCTCACTGTCGGTGCCGCCCACGATGGAGATCGCGTGGTTCGTGCCGGCGTTGTTGGTGCCGTGGAAGTAGCAGTTCTGCACGAACAGCCGGTTGGCCGCGGCGGTCGTGATGATGACGTCGGCGGCCTGGTTCGTGGCGTTGGCGTGCTCGAACTCGCAGTTCTGAATCGTGCAGTCGGCCGCCGAGACGCCGACCATCTGGGTGAGGCTGGCAACGCCGGTGCCGACGAACGTCAGGTTGTCGATGCAGGTCCGCGCGAAGTCGAGGGAGAAGTAACCGGCGGCGTTGTTGTAGACGACCTGGCCGCGCTGCCGGCCGATGCCCAGGCCGCGGACGGTGAGGCCGGCGACGCTCATCGTGCTCGCGACGGAGCCGATCGTCTCCGTGTGGCCCGGCATCACCAGGATCAGATCGCCGTTGTCCGCCTTGGCCTGGGTGCAGGCGAAGGCGATCGACGCGAACGGCGCCTCGGGCGAGAAGCCGTAGCCGGCCGTGTCGGTGCCGCCGCCGGAGCTGACCCAGAAGACGTTGCCGGTGATGCCGACGTCCGGATACTGCTGGTTGTAGAACGACTGCACCCAGATGTTGCCGCCGACTCGCGGAAAGTGCGTCTTGTTCGCGTTCGCTGCCATCGTCATCCTCTCCGGGGCCGTAGCCTATCAGCCCTGTTTCGGTTCCCTGGCCGTTTCCGGCTCTGCGTAGAACGCCTCGGCATCCGCGCGGGATTGCTGTGCGGCCGTCTCCCGGACGCCCCCGCGCAGGATCCTCCGGGCGTAAATGTCCCGGGCCAGGCTCTCGACCCGGTCCATGCGGACCGCGGGGTCCAAGCGTTGCACTGCCTTCGCTGCCATCGTCCCTTGCCTTCTGGGGCGTCAGGCCGGCCCGCCGCCTAGAACGTCGCCGGCGTCAGGTTGAGCTGCGGGTGCTTGGCCAGGCCGCGGAGGAAGGCGACGGCTGCCTCGTCGGCGGAGTTCGCGACCGTGATCTTGGCCGTGACGTAGCGCAAGGTCTTGCCCTGGGCCGCGCTGACCTCGCGGATCTGCGCCGCCGTGCATTCCACGAAGGCGCCGTTGCCGACGGCCGTGCCCGAAAGCGTGCCCGAGGCCACAATGAGCTGGGCGTTCGTGCCGGACGTGTCGTCGGCCGCCCAGATTTCCACGGCGGTCAGGCCGTTGCCGGTCAACGTGCTGTTGGCCGCGGCGACGCCAAACCACTCGTAGTCGCGCATGTCGCGCCAGTAGAACGTCGTGCCCCCGTCGGAGGTGACGTACTGCGCCGAGGCCGTGTCCGGATCGTGGAACAGGGCCTCGAAGGAGAACTTCGAGCCGATCTTCTGAGTCGTGACGGCGCTTGCCATCGGGCCTCTCCTGGGTAGGCGGGGCCAGGCCCCGCGTTGCTCTCAACCTGTCGCCGCTTACGACCGGGTCTGCAGGACGACGAACGGGCTCAGGTGCTTGGCGCTGTTGACCGGGGTCAGGTCGGTCTTCCACCAGGACCGGCCGTCGTTCCGGAGCCACCACTTGAACGCGCGTTCGTGATTCACGAAGCGCACGTGGATCGACTCGGCCGACTGCATGGGCTGGTAGAGCCCCTCGAGGTATTCCGACCAGTTGGCCAGGATCAGGTCGCCGGCCGTGCCGAGGGCCTTGGCGTACTCGCTGAAGACCAGCGGCCGGCCCATCAGCATGTCGGGCTCGCCTTCGCGGAGCGAGGGGAGCCAGATCATGCCCGTACCAGCGGTGCCGACCTGCTGGTTGAGCGTGCCCATCTGGGGAATCGTGTCGTGGTTGGCGATCCAGATCGCTTTGCGGTATCCCCAGCACTGCGAGCGCATGTCGAGGATGTTTTCGAGGATGATCGTGCTGGCCGCCTGGCCGGTGCGCTTGTTGACCGTGATGAGGGCCGACGCGTTGAGGACCCCTTCGAACTCGCCGACGCCGGTGCCGGAGATCCGCTCCTTGACCAGGGCGTAGGTGAACTGGTCGGAGAAACCGGCCTCCAGGATGGCGGCGAAGCTGATCGGGCTGTCGGCGAGCAGCTCCTCGGTCGCGTAGGACAGGCCGAAGAGCGAATGCGCCTCGAGGCTGACCTGCTCGAGCGTCATCTGGCTGGCCGTGCCACCGAGGGTTTCCGGGCGGCGCGTCACGGTCAGACCACCGGCGACGCTCGTGCGATGGTCCTTGTCGGTCCGGGCCGGGATGCGCACGATCGGCCGGGCCATGGGGATGCCGGTGGTGCGCTTGCCCATCGGATCGTCTTCGGGCTGCACCTTCAAGAAATCGGGGCTGAATGCCTCCGGCACCATGAAGCCGCCGTAGGGATCGCTGGCGCCGCGGGCCTCGTCCGAGCCGACGGTCAGTTGCTGGGTCGGCCACTGCTGGGCAGCGGTCGGCTGCCACAGGAAACGGAGCCGGTCATCCATGCGGCCGCTCTGGCTCGTCTGGATGACCGTCATGTAGAAATCGCGCTCGCGCTCGAAGCCCTTCTTCGGGTCCTTCGAGAAGTCGGGCGTCTTGACGGTGATCTTGCCGGGCCCGGTCGTGCTGATGACGACCGCGTGGGGATCGTCGGGGTCGGCCCGGCGGTTGGTTCCGGCGACGGTGCGGCCGCGGCGCTCGGCGTCGGCCGCCAGCGTCGCCCGCTCCTCGTCCCGGGCCTGCCGCTCCTGCTCGCGCTTGATCGCGGCCAGGATGCGGACACGCTCCGCTTCGAGCTTCTGGTGCTCGGCACGCTGGGCATCGGTCAGATCGTCGTGGGAAAGGAGGGCGTCGAGCTTCTCGTCAACGTCCTGGAGTTGCGCAAGCAGTTGCTGAAGACGTTCCACCGGGGCTCTCCTCTGTTCCGCGGATCGGGGCCCGCTCGGGTCTGTTCGCAGAGGGGAGTTTCCGGGAGGCGCGCCTCCGGGGGCAAATTGAGGCGGTAGAATGGGCGGCATGGAAACTTGCAAAACTTGCAAATGGTGGGGGCAAGTGGCCTATCGCGCAATGCCGTACGGGCCGGGCGATGTGCGCATTGAACTGCGGGAGGAGGACGAGGCGGACCACAGCCGCGTGCATCAGCAGTGCGGCTGTCCCAGGATCGTCTATGGCGGCAACCTCGATGAGAAAGAGGAGGCTTCGTTGCCGAGGGACCATGCGATCTACTGGGACACGGAGAGTTATTACGCTGGTTTCCGAACGGGTCCGGATTTCGGCTGCGTTCACCACGAACCGATGCTGCCCGGGAAGGACTCGAACCTCCAACCTGCGGGTTAACGGCCCGCCGCACTACCGGTTGTGCTACCGGGCATTCTGGGCGGGCCGTGCCGCCCGGCTCTTGTTCAGGGCGTGCCGCATCCGCAAGACGTCCATGCTCGCTCGCTGGCCGCCGACCGCCGAACCGCCGCCCGAGGTCAGCTTACCGAGCAGCTCCTCGAACGTGCATACTTTGTCGATCATCTTGCACTTGAGAGCGTCCGCAGCGTTGACCACGCGGCCCTGGCCGAAGTTCTTGCGGACGTCGTCCAGGCTGCAGCCGCGGTTGCGAGCCAGGCCCTTGCAGAAGCGGGCATAGGTCGCGTCAACCATCGACTGCATGTAGGCCGCGCCCTCCTTGTCGAGGGCCTCGAACGGGTTCCCCTCCGTCTTGTATTTGCCGGCGTGGACCAGGGTCACCTTCATGCCCTCCTGCTCCAGGGCCGCCGACTGGTCGAGGTGGACGGCGTAGACGCCGACCGAGCCGACGTCGCCGCCCGGGGTGCAGCAGAAGGTCGAGCAGGCCGAGGCGATCCAGTAGGCGGCCGAGCAGGCCATGCTGTCGGCAATCGCGTAGCAGGGCTTCTTGTCGCGCAGGTCGTAGAGCTTGTCGGCCAGCTCCTCGACGCCGTAGCTCTCGCCGCCCGGGGAATCGACGTGCAGGATGACAGCCTTGACGGCCGGGTCGCTGGAGAGCACGTCGAGGGCGGCGGAGACTTCCTCGCAGGAGACGCCGCCGGTCTTCTCGGTGGCGACGCTGTAGCGCTGGGTGATGGGCCCGTGGACGGCGACGACGCCGACCTTGCCGCCGGTGGCCCGGACGGCGGCCCGGGTGGCGCAGTGGCGGGCGGCGTCGAGCCGCTTCTGCCGGGCCTTGGCCAGCTGGCGGGCCGTCGGGCAGCCCTGGACGCGCAGGGCCCGGTAGACGTGGAGCTGGACCTGGGCGGGGTCGGCCAGCCAGACCATCTGGTCGAGGAAGTGCAGGTTCATGGGCTATTTCTCGTGTGAGTGCTGGCGGTCTTCGTCGGCGCGGTGGGCCTCGATCTCCCGATCCTCGGCGTCGCGGCGGTCCTGAATGGCCTTGTCCTCGGCGTCGCGCTTGGCCTCGATCTCTTGCCATTGCTGCTGGCGCTTGGCCTCGATCCGCGCATCCTCTTCCTTGCGTTCGCGGTCAACCTTCTCTTGCCGCTCCGTGGCTTCCTTGTCCTGCTTTGCCTCCATCGCCTTCCATTCGGCCTCGTGCCGGCTCTCAAGCTGCTTTTCTTCGCCGAGCTGGCGCTCGGTCACCTCGTCTCCGACCTTTTCGAGCTCCTCGCCCTGCTTCTGGTCCAGCTCCTGCTTTTCGCGCTCCTGCCTGGCGTCGAGCTCGTGATCCTCCCTGGTCTGCCGGTCCGTCAGCTCGGCCGTTTCGTCCTGGTGCTTTTCGTGCACGGCCTGTTCCTTGTCCTCGTCGCCGGAGGCCTCGGCTTCGGCCTTCTCGCGCTCATGCCGGGATTCCATTTCCGCCTGTTCCTTGGCCTGGCGGTCGTCGTGGGCAGCCCGCTCGGCCTGGTGCCGCTCTTCCTGGGCCTTGCTTTCAGCGTCCTGACGCTCGTGGATCGGATGCTTGTCCCATTCGTCGGTGTGCTTATCCTCGAGGTCGCTGCGTTCCTGTTCCTGCCGCTTATCGACCTGATCCCGCTCGCGCGATTGCTGCCGATCAAAGCGGTTGTCTTCCTTGCCGCGTGCGCGCTCGCGCTGGTCGTCTTCCTTGCCCTCCTGCCGGCCGAGCTTGTCATCGGCCTTTTCGCGGCCGCGGTCGATGACGTGGTCTTCTTTCTCTCGCTTGGCGTCGAGCTCCTCGTCCTCCTTGTCCCGCCGCGCATCCCGGTCGGCGTGAGACTCGCCGCCGCCTCCGCCTTCGCCGAAGCGGCCGTGTTCGTCGCGCTCCTGGTCGGGGCTATACAGCAGCCGGCCGCGTCGCTGGGCCAGCCGCGGCAGCCGGGTTCTGGCCGGTGTCTGCATCGTCTTCCTCCTCCCCATCGCCGTCCGGGTCGCTGACCGACCGGCCGACCGCGATGCCAAACCGCACGTACTGCCGCCCGTCGGCATCCCGGTCGTGCCAGACGCTATCCCAGGTGGACTCGGCGATGAGGGAGCGGCCCGGGGCCTGGTCGGAGCCCTGCCCTTCCAGGACGTTGTCGATCGACGGGTCCTGGACGAATACCTGGCCGTGGGCCACGCCGATCGTTGCCACGTAATGGCCGTATTGGAAGGAGGCCTGTTTGCTGGGGAGGCCGTACTCCTGGATGGGACAGATGACCGGCATGCCGTCCTTCCAGAAGTCGCGCAGGTCCTCGACGGTCATATCGCTGGCGGCGGTGACCGCCAGGCCGAGCGACGTCAGGTATTCGATGATCTTGATCGGGCGCGTGGAGTTCTCGGGCGTCGTGTCGAGAGCGGCCTTCCACTCCTCGAGGCTCTCCGGACCGACGTCGAAATAGCGGCCGACCGACATGGCGACGGCGGCGCCGCAGCTGTAATTGTCCTGCTGACGCACGTCCGGCAGCTCGATCAGGTCGCGGTCCTGATCGGACGGCGCGGCCGGCGTGGCGCTGCGAGGTGAGGGCGACGTGGTGCCTGTTCCGGCCCCGCCGCTCGCCGCGCCGGTCGCCGGCCCGCCGCCCATGCCCGGGACCCGGCCGGCGGCCAGGTCCTCGACCGTGGCCAGGTTGTTGGCCGCAAAGAAATGCTTGTCGCCGGCCGGGCCGATCGTCGGCAGGTGCTCCCGGCGCAGGGCGTCGTTGAGCGTGTAGACGCCGGTGGTGAGGGCGACCTGGTAGGTCTGCATGCGAGCCAGGGTGTCGCCGCGCAGGAGCGCGGTCAGATCGTGGCGGAAGAAGTAGCCGGCGGCCCGCTCCTCGGGCGTGAGCAGCTTCAGGTCGCATTGCTCCTCGCGCTTGAGGAGCCAGGTCATCATCGAATAGAGGATGAACTCGGAGCCGAACAGCTCGACGTTGTTGAACGTCGCGGACTGCAGCTCCATGAGCATGTGCAGCGGGAGCCGGTACCAGCGGGCGATGGTGGCGACGTTGAACTTGCGCGTTTCCAGGAACTGCGAATCTTCATTATTGATCGTGATCGGCTGGAACTTCCCCTCGACGGGGAGGATGGCGATTTCGGCACTGTCAGGGCTGCCGTGGATCTCTTTCCACTCCGCGCGGAAGTTGGTGCGGGCCTCGCGGTCTTTCAGGCCGGGGACCGTGACGATGCCGCGCGGCTGGGCCCCGGAGCCGAAGTAGGTGGCCCCGTGCCGCTCGGTCGAGAGACCCATGCCGATGGATTCGCGGGCGTGGGCAATGACGCCCTTGCCCCAGATGCCGTCCTCGCTAATGGCGCCCGGGAAGTGCAGGATCTCCGAGCGCTTGAAAGCAACCCAGGAGCCGTCATTGTTGCGGACCTTGTAGGGGTAATCCGGCAGGAGCGGCCGGCCGAGCTCGTCGGTCTCGGAGGGAAGCGTGGGCCGCACGCGCCAGGGATGGATCGGCCACAGAGCCAGTGGGTCGCCGCGGCGATCGAATTCGATCTCGGCGAAGCCGTTGCCCCAGTTCACCTGGTGGACGGTCCGGCCCTCGTGAAACACGGCCGCGCCCATCGCCGGGTTGGGCCGGCAGCGGACCAGGTCGTGGACGGGGTGGTCGTCGGCAACGCGGCTGCCGCTGTCGCCGGTGCTCTGGTGCAGGATGAGGGGGAGCTGGGCGGCGGTCTCGGCGATCAGGCGGGTGGCGCACCAAACGGCGTCGTAGGTCAGGCCCAGGGCCTCGTCCACCTCGACGCCGGCGCGGGTCTTGACGCGGTTGGTGCCCCAGTAGCTGCCGCCGATCCAGCCGGATTCATCGAGGCGGCGGCGGGGCGGACCGAAGAGGAGGTCAAGCATCGTCTTCCTCCCCGCGCCCGTAGTGGCTCCACAGGGCCCCGAGGGCCCGCCACAGAGTCACAAACTGGGTGAGCACACTGCCGTCCACGACGGCCGTCCAGCCGGAGCGGCGATTGATGCCGTAGTCCCGGTCGTATTCGAGCCGGTACCAGTTCACATCGAGGCGGAAGCGGCGCAGCGGCATCAGTCGTCTCTCCGGATCCGCCGATAGGCCAGGCAGCCGAACACGATCATGCCCGGCACGATCAGGCCCAGGGAGGGCCGCTCGAGCCAGCAGCCGGCGGCGATCGCCGCCAGGGCGGCGGTGGTGAGCAGGTTGGCCGCGTTGTCCGCCAGCCGGCCGCGCAGCCGCGACCAGGCGGCGCGAAGGGCCAGGAGTTTCTCGCGGAGGCGTTGCACGGGGAGCCCTTCGCGGCCGAGGTCAGTTGCGTAGGCAGCCGGGACTGTACCAGTCTCTCGAGTCCGGCCGCTTCATGGCCATCGACAGCGCCATCAGCGCGGCCACGGCGCCGTCGATCTTATCCTTCGACTTCTTCCGGCTGGGCATTTGCTGGCCCAAGCCGTTGCGGATCGCGTGGACGTTGCCGATCATCCAGCGCAGCACCGGGTTGCCGCCGTGCCGGAAGCGGCCCTCCTTGGCCAGCTTTTCGAGGGCCATCATCGGCTCGTTGTAACTCGTGATCCGCTGCAGGAACTGCTCGACCGTGAAGCCGTCCTGGGTGAGCTGGTTGGCGAGCTGGGTCGCGTTGTGCGGGTCGTAGGCCAGCCCCATGATCCGGTAGCGGCGGCCGAGCTCGACCAGGTCCCTGCGGATCACGTCGTAATCGGTCACGTCGCCGTCCGTGGCGGTAATGAGGCCCTGGCTGATCCAGGTGCGGTAATTGGTGCGGTTGGTGCGCTCGCGCTCCTTGGCGCAGTCTTCCGGGGTCCAGAAGAAGGCCAGGACGTCGTACGACTCGGCCAGGACCAGGGCGGGCGGCGGCGCGGCCGCGCTGGTCGCCGGCGAGGCGGGAGGGTGCGGCTGCTGGGCGGCGGCGTCGGGCAGCACGAAGGGCGTGGTTTCTCCGCGCGGGAAGACCAGGACTAGGGCGCAGAGATCGAGCGTATTGGCCAGGTCGAGGCCGCCGTAGCATTCCCGGCCGAGCAGCTCCCCCGGCCCGACCGGGCGGGCGTTGGCCGACTGCATCCAGCGGTCGTCGGGGAGCCAGACTTCGATCGCCTGCACCCACTCATCGAGGTGCTTCTGGCGGAACGTGGCCTGGGCCGAGGGCATCTCCTTGGCCTTGGTGCACTTCGCCCGCAGATCCTCCAGCTTGCAAGAGACACCGAGGTTCGGGTTGGCCTTGGGCCAGCAGGCCTCGTCCTTCCAGTCGTCACCCTGGTCGATGGCCGCGATGAAGGCGAAGAGCGTGTCGTCTTCGAGCGTCCCGTCCAGGACCTTCTCCCCGTAATCGTGCATCTCCTGGCAGACCGTCTGCCCGCCGGCGACGCCGGCCGTGGTGATGACGAAAATGAGCGGCTCGCGCCGGGCCCCGGTCGCGGTCTCCAGGACGTCGAGCATGTCGCGCGTCTTGTGGGCATGGAGCTCGTCCACGATCACGCCGGAGGGGTTCAGGCCGTCGAGCGTGTCGGCGTCCTTGCCCAGCGGCTCGTATTTGCTGTTCGTGGCCTCGGCCGAGAGGTTGTCCTTGAAGACCTTGATCAGCCGGCGCAGGCCGGCCGATTTCTTGACCATGCGCACCGCCTCGCTGTGGACGATGCGGGCCTGGTCGCGTTTCGTGGCTGCGGTGTAGACTTCCGCGCCGGCCTCGCCGCTGAAGAACGCCAGATACAGGCCGATGCCGGCCGCCATGGTGGATTTGCCGTTTTTCCGCGCGAGCTCGCAGTAGGCCATGCGGAAGCGACGGATCCCCTCGGAGGTCTTCCAGCCGAACAGGCTGCCCACGATGAATTGCTGCCAGGGGGAAAGGGTCAGTGGCCGGCCGGCCCATTCGCCCTTGCTGTGCTGCAAGAAGCCGAAAAAGGCGATGGCGTGCTGGGCGGCCTGGCCATCCCAGCGCAGCCCGCGGGCGGGCCCGGCCTGCAGGTCGCGCAGGTGCCGCTCGCAGGCAAGCTTGACGAGCCGGCCGGCGACCACGTCGCCGGAGACGACGGCCCGGGCGTACGCCTCGACCGGGCAGGTGCAGGCGCCTGCACTGGCGGCCGGCTTGCGGGCTTTGGTGGGGGCGCGCGGCATGGTGGCCTCAGTTCAGGGGCGCCCCGCCGCGCATCCAGGCGGCGAAGGGATCGTCCTTCGGCTCCTCGTCACTGGGCGGCCTCACCTTCGTGCGCGAGCTCGGATCCAGGCCGAACAGGGACGCGAATGCCTTGAGTGCGGTCCAGGCCGTGCGCTGCCGAGCGATCGCCGGATGGGGTTGCACCTGGCCACCGACCCATTCCTTCAGCTTGCCCGGCTTGAGCTGCACCAGCTCCCCGCCGGTGCGGATCATCGGGCCCTCCGCGGCCAGCATGATGGTCGCGGCGCGGAATTCAGAGAATGCCTCGCAGTAGGCGGCCAGCGTGGCGAGGTCTGCCTGGGTCACGAGGCCCAGCGGCAGCAGAACCTTGACCACGCGCGCCCATTCCGCGCGGGCGGCCGCCGAGAGCCAGCGCGGGCAGGATGGAGCTCCGGCGGCGGGCGTCGGCTCGGCCTTCGGGAGCGGGCGCTTGCCCGGGTTGCCCTGCAGGCGCTTCACGGCGGTCGGTTTCGGAGGTCTGCCGGCGGGCATGATGCCCCCCCTACCCTGAATTTCGCGGGCGCGCGTGCGCGTTTGGACAATCGGTCCCCGGCGCGCCGGCGCCAAGAAATCAGCCCCCCCCTGCCGGCTCGGCTGCCAAAATGGCTGTTGCGAAACGCAACGCATCATTCTGCAACACGTTGCGGCGACAGAGGCCGGCCGAAGGCACCGTCACACAGCGCCGTCTTGCGGTCGTGACAGGGCTTCGACATGGCCTGGTGGTTGCCAGGGTCCCAGAAGAGCTCCATGTCGCCGCGATGCGGGATGACGTGATCCACTATGGACGACGGCAGCAGCCGGCCTACAGCCTTGCACTCCTCACACTCGCACAGCGGGTGCTCGCGCAGGAAGGCGAGCCGGTACCGTTGCCAGCGGCGGTCGTAGCCGCGGGCGGCGGCGCTGGGTCGATCGTCGCGGACGGGGCGGCGGAATGGTCGATGGATCGGTGGCCGGCGTGGCATGCCGATAAGGTGGCGCGCCAGCTGTTCCTGCCGCCAGCTAAATTCCCGCGCCGGCCGCGTCATCCTCTGGTAGACGTCGCCCGCTCCCCAAACCCGGAGGTTCCCAATGGCCGATCCGCGCACGCTGCCGAAGGCTGAGTACAAGACCCATGTCCGCCACATCGCCAGGCTCATGGCCCTCATGGAGCTGGGCGGCGATTGTCGCCAGCCGTCCGACGAGGCCTTGACCTACGCGGAGCGCAACTGGCGGCGGTTTCTCCCGCGCGCGATTGACGTCGTCGTCATGGAACTGGCCGAGGCGGAGCAGGCCGAGGCGGCCCGGCAACGGCTGAATTAAGAGCGGGGCGGGCATCCGTTCCCGCCCCGGCCCCTTTACTCTTCCTCCCACCGTTCCCACGCGGCCCTTCGGAGCTGGCTGATACGTCCCGGGCTCACTTGCAGCCGGGCAGCCAGTTCGAGGCCGGTCAGGCCCCAGTGGGCATCCCAGACCAGCCGAAACTCCTGATCCGTCAGTCGCGTCAGCCAGTACCGGAACCAGTCCCGGTCCTGGGCAATCTTTTCCGGTCCGGGGCGACGATCCCGGACGAAGTTCATGCCGGCGCCTTGCCAGCGCGTCAGCCGGTTCCATACGTCCCGCCGACGTGCCGAGCAAACCCCCGGCAGATCCCGTCCGTGCAGCGCCGCCCGTACGCCACACCGCGCCCACACTCCCGCGGGCAGGTGAGCCGGTCCCTGATCCCAGTAGAACCAGGCCATCGTCACGGCCTGGCACCGACGCTCCATGTCGGTCTTGAAGACCACGGCCGCCCACCGTTCTGCGGTCTGGACCACCTCTTCCAGCGTGGCCATGTTCGGCCCTCCAAAGAAGGTTGACTGCCCATCCATCCATCCGCCCGACTCCTCACTGGCTCACGGGCTGATACCGGGTTGTCAAAGATCGGCGGCCGTTTGGAGCCGGCGTTGCCGTTGCTCCTATTTACTATACGCCGTCTGGCGTATATAATTCACACGTAGCATGGCCTTTTCACGAGATTTCCGGGCAAGTTGTTGCCGCGCGGAGGATTTACGATGCCGAGAAATGACAGCACCCGCTTGGGTCAACGATTGCAGCGGCTCCGGGAGCTGGCAACGCTCTCTCAGTCGGAGCTGGCCGGGCGGGCAGGGTTATCGGTCCGGTCGATTCAGAACTGGGAATGCGGCCGGCGCCGGCCGAAACTCGACGCAATGCTGGCCCTGGCCCGCGCTCTCGGGGTCTCTGTTGAACAGCTCGTCACGGGCTAATGCGATTTGGGGAACTGTTCCGGCCAGATCGTCAGGGTGTGCCAGTCCTGCAGGAGCTGCTCGCAGAAGGCCCGGAAGCGGGCTTCGGCTTCAGGCTCCGTACAGCCGGTGCGGGCGGCGTAATCGCGGATGGCACCCGCGGCCCAGAGCGTTCGCGGCGGGTGCCAGTGGTCGCCGCCGTCGTAATACTCGAGGTCGTTGCCCGAGTAGGGGCCCACGAACACGCGCCGGTCGCCGTTGCGGTCCCAAACCTTGACTCGCAGCGGCCGGCCGAACAGCTCCAGCACCTCGAGCATCGCCCAGGCGCGACGACGGCGCTCTTGCCGGATCGTGAGGAAGCGCCGGGCCAGGGCAAAGAGGTCGAACATGGCGGAGCTCATCCTATCCCGCAGGAGCGCTGGGCGGTACCGGGCCGCCCAGTTCGACCGTGGCACGGGCGTTCTTGAGCACGGCGAAGACGTGCTCGCGGACCAGTTCGGTCCACTTCGCTCGCAGGCAGCTGCCGATGTGCTGATCTATGAGACCGTAGATCTGGGCCGTCAGGCTACTCGACCAATGTCGATTCATTTCCGCAAGCAGCCGCGTCTCCAGCTCCGCCGCCAGCTCGGCGCCACGGCCCGTTCCGGCCTCCAGCTCGGCCTTCAGCTTCGCCACGATCTTCGGCACCTCGGCCTTGATGACCCAGTCGAAATCCCAGGCGCTCATCTCCCGTACGCGCGCCGTGATCTTTCCCATGACCGCATCCGAGAGCTCAGCCTTGACCTCTGCGTTGGCGTGCTGCCAAACGTCGCGGATCAGCTCGGTCGCAAGCTTGCTGCCCAACAGCTCGACGGCCAGCTCGGCAAAGCGGCTGCGTGACTCGGCGCTGGATGACTGGCCGGCGGCGAAGTCGGCTGGACCGGATGGACTGGATGGACTGGACATGGCGTTCACTCCAAAAACAGCACCGGCAGCGCCACGACGCGGCCGGGTGCGGGATAGTCGATCAGGCCGAGGCTGCGCAGCCGGCCGATGGCGTTGGCGAAACCCTTGCTCGACAGGTTCGTGTAATGGGCCCGCGCCGCCAGCTCCTCGCGGGCCAGGTCGCTGGGATAGGCGTCGAGGAGCGGCTGCAGGATCCGCGCGTGGGCGCCGCCCAGCATGGCCACGATCCGCTCCTGGTGCTCGGCCGCGGTCCGCGGCCGAGCGGCCGGGTTGGCGTGGGCCCGGCCGGCCTCGGTCAGGGCGATCGTGCCGGAGCCGGGGTAGTGGATCCACCCGGACGTGCGCAGGCTGCCGATGGCGTTGGCGAAACCCTTGCTCGACAGGTTCGTGTAGCCGGCCAGAAGAGCGACCTGCACGCGCTCCGGACTGGGCAAGCCGAGGGCCTCCAGCTCGGCCAGGGCGTCCAGGATGCGCTGCTGTGCACCACTGATCGATTCGTCGCCGTCCGTGCTAGGCGAAATAGGATTTGGAATACTTTGACTACGTTTGGCATACTTTTGTCCGTTGCGGTGCTGGGGCACGGGTTTAGGCGCTGAACCGCGGGAGCCTTGTCGCGCGTCAGTCGCCAGGCGCAGTGCATCCTCGCAGCGACCCAGCTTAAGAATCAGCGTCTCGGTCACGCCGCGGATCGCGTCCAGCGCTTCACGTAGCGACGCCGCCTCACCGGCCTGCAGCACCGGCACCTCGACGCGCTCGATGCGCGGCTCGGCCGCAGCCGGCTTCTCCCGCAGCTGCCGCTGCAGGTCGGCGATCTGCCGGCGTAGTTCGCGCGGATCCTCGGCCCGGGCCCGCTCGATCGTCTCGGCCATGCGCGCCCGCACCGCGGCCAGGTCGAGCTCGGCGAGCGTCGCCGGCGTCCGCTTGTGGGCCCCGGCCTTGGGCGTGGCGCCACTGTCGTACGTCGAGCGCCGCAGCACGCGCACGCGCCGGAGCACCTGCAGCCACGACGGCGACCACACCCAGGCCTCGCCGTTGGCCAGGCCGGGGAGCGAATCGAGCAGCTCCTTCGACTGGCCGTGGTATTCGATCCAGCCGGCGATCGCCTTCTTGTCCTGCGGCGACGTCGTCCGCAGCACGATCAGCGTCTCGGCCTGGGTGAGCACGTTCTTGTTGAGGGCCGCCGAACGCTGGGTGATCATCGTCATGCCGAGGCCCCGGGCCCGGCCGCGGCGGACGACGTTTTCCCAGGCCCGCACCAGCCGCGCCTGCTCCCGGAACGGCCGCTGCGGAATGAAGTCGTCGGCCTCCTCCAGGAAGAGGTGCAAGGGCTCCGTGTTGCGGCGGTAGAGGCGCTCGGCGAAGTCGATCAGGAAGCGCGTCTTGTCGCCCTCGGACAGCTCGGACAGGTCGAGCACGCAGGTCAGGCGCTGGTCCACGACCAGGTCGGCCAGGAGCTGGCCGCCGGTCTTTTCGAGCGGCACGTCGCCGTGGCGGCCGCCGAAGATGGCCACGGGCAAGCCGGCCGCCTTGCCATCGGCCGAGGAGCGGAGCCCGTACCAGCTCCCGACCGGATCGATCACCACGAACGGCAACCCGGCGGCGAACATCCCCTCGGCCATGACGGCGGCGGCGTTCGACTTGCCGGCGCCGCGCACGGCCAGGATGCCAAAGGTCTGCGTCACAGCCTCGGCCGGCAGGGCCAGGTCGGCGGCGAGCGGGATATTCTTCAGCGCGGTCTCCGTAATTGGTGAGCCAGCTCCTCGGGCGACGGGTGAAGCGTCGCGTCGTAGCATCGTCGAACGACCGTCCGCACCCGGAAGAAGGCCGAGCTCTTTTCTTTGGAGCCCGGTACCATGCCGGCCGGAATCTCGACCTCAATGAAGCGCTCGCCCCCGCTCAGGTGGCTGTCGCTACAGCCGCTTTCTCGCTTCTCGGCATCGTCCAGTTCCTCGGCAACGAATTTGGCGGCCGCTTCTGGCGAGACCGAATGGACGTGCCGCGTAACGTGGCTTTTCCCGCGCGGGCCCTCGCCGCTGTGCAAGATCTCCCAGCAGGTCCAGGTGTCGCTATGAATCATGGCCGGGCCTCCACTGGAGCCACGGATCCGGGGAACTCCCGGACGCGGAGGTCCTTGGGCCATTCGGCCGGGTCGCCGCCCTTGCGGTCGCGGAACCCCACAACGCGCTCAACCTCTCCCTGGAATCGCGGCGTCCCTGGCATCTCCAGATGCCCGCACTCATCGAACCAGTCGGCCACCTCGTCATTCCGACTCCAGACACTGCTGCCAAGCTGCTTAGAGAACACCGGGACCGCAGCGGCCCGGCATTGCTTCACGATCGAACGGATCCACCGGACGTGGCAGGGGCGCGCGTCCGGGCCGCTCTCGCCGCCGACGATCACCCAGTCAATTCCTCGAGATCCTGGCGGCAGCGGCAAGCACTCAACCGGCACGATGCCACCGAATCGCCAGTGCCTCCGTTCCTCCGGCGGACAGTCCAGTGCCTCATCGATCATGACCGGTAGCACGACGGCGCCGAGCAACGGCTCGCACGACAAAAATCGCAGCGCCGCGGGTGTCCGGATCAGCCAGTGAATGCGTTCATCCGCGCGCGGCTGGTCTTCGACGCTGACGCCTAGCTGGACGTTGGGAATGGGCCAGTCGATGTTGCAAACGGCGTGGTCACAGGTTCCGAGCGCCCCGTCACGTCGGCCGCTCAATTGGCTGGCCGCGGCCGCCAGGACGTGCCTCGTAACGCGCTTGTCGAAGTAATCGTGCATCCGCTGGGTTCGCTTCGTCAGCACCTGGTGCGTGTGCCAGGGCGTCAGGGCCATGGTGGCGAAGCAGGCGTCGATCCACCCATCGGGATGATGCTCCAGGAACAGGTCCGTCATATCGCACCAGAAATAGGTCGTCGGCTTCTGGCGGCGCAGGACCTCCTGCAGCTTGCCCTCGTCCAGGAACAGCTCGACCGAGTCCCGCCACGCCGGCAAGAACGGCAGCCCGGTGCCGAGGCGGTTTTCGTTCCACTCTGAGGCGTAGCAGTGACCGCAGCCCGGGCTGATCTTCTCGCAGAAGTGGCCGACCTTGCCCGTGGCCTTGTTGCGGGCCCGGATCGGGTTGATGCTGAACTCGGTCCACTCGATCGACGTTTTGCCCATGGTCACACCTCCCGGATCATGATCACCGCTCGCCCGAAGAGAGGCTTACGCGCCTCGGCCAGTGCGCGTAGCTCCGCGATTCGTTCAGGCGGCATAAGCGAGTCTTCCCTCTTGCCTCGGCGTCGTACTGCATGGAGCCTCGTTGCCCTGCCCTCGATAAATGCCTGTACGATCACAAACGCTTGCCGACAGCACCTTCCACAGCGCCCGCTGCTGAGCGCCAGGCCGTCTCTGCCACAGTCCCGACATTTCCCTCTAGGGCGCGGCACGGCCTTCTCCCGGTTCTTGCGGCGTGGACGGGCCGATTCTCTTCAGTTCGGCGGCGACCACGGTTCTCCACTGGTCGCCGTGCTGCAGAGCCAGGCAGACGAACCAGTGCAGGACAACAGCCTGCTCCTCCTCGATCCTCTCGTCGATCTGCCAGCCGCCGCGGCGGAGGACATGCGCGATCGGCCCGGTGCGAAAGACCATCATGCTCAGCGCTTCCCACAGAGGAGAGCCCTTCTCCAGTTTTCTTGGAAACTCCATCAGCCGCCCTCCGTCCGCAACCTCTGGTACGTGTCGTCGAACAGTTGCCTTGCATCATCGCCCGGCGGCAGCACAACGGGCGCCATGGTTACCAGCCAGGCCGCGAGCTGGATTGCGTCCTCGCCGGTCAGGCCGGCGGCCAGCGCTGGCCGGTTCAGGATGTGCAGCCGGTTGCCCTGCAGGCCGACCAGGAAACGGTTCATCGTGTCGATCGCCATGTTGCCCTCGCTTGCGAGAATGGCCCTGCCCCGGCATGTCCTCCGGGGCAGGGCGTGCCTTCCGTGGCGAACGGTCCTCACTAGCGCACAAAGATGTGACAGTAGCGCAGCCGGTTGCGGCCGATCACCCAGGCCGCGCCGGCGTAGTGCCAGCGCTCGTACATGCAGCAGGAGCCGAAGCCCATCTGCTGCGGCCAGGCGGCGCAGCCGGCCGCCCGGGCCGAGCTGCCGGCGGGCAGGAACCCGAAGTCGTTGGCGGTGTGCCCCTCGACCAGCCGGGCCGCCCGCCAGCGGGCCGCGCCGAGCGCCGCCGTCGCCAGGCCCTGGTCGCGGACATAGGGCGGCAGCCCGCGCGCCGCCCGGGCCGCGTTGACCTCGTCGAGGGCATCGCGCTCCTCGGCGAGTTCGGCCGCCGTTTCCTCCGCCACGGCGGCGACCGGTTCGCCGATCAGCGCCCCGGCCGACGGGCAGCCTCCGCCCGAGCAGCTGCCTCGATGACGCCGGCCGCGGGCGCCGGCCGGGTCGGGCCAGATCAGGACTACCAGGAGGGCGAGGATCAGGAGCACGCGCTTCATGGGGACCTCCATGCAAGGAACTCACTGCCCGCCGGCCTTCAGACCGGCGGGGCCTCTACTCGTCGTCGTCGTGCGTGAGGGCACGCCGGCCGCCCTTGGCCTTGGCGATGCGGATCTCGTCCACCAAGTCGCGCATGGCCTCCGCCATCATGCGCAGGCCGGCGCTATCGGCCGGCGGCGCCGCTTCCTTCCGATCCTTGCCGACGACCAGCTCGAAATACATCTTCATCGCCTTCAGGTCGCCGCCCATGGCCATGTCGCGGAGCTTCTCGGCCATCTTCACCACGTCGTCTTCCTTGACGCCGTTGAAAAGCGCCATCTGCAGCTGGCAGCGCAGCGCCTGCACCGGATCGACCGGCGGGGTCAGCTCGCGTGCCTCCTTCAGCGTCAGGCTCCGGTTGCCGTTTTTTTGCTCTGTTGCTGACATGCTCGTGTCCTCAGGATGTTGAGGGCTGCTGGGCCCAGGTAATAGGCATCGATGCTGCGGCCCCGGCCTCTGCCCGTGATGGCTCGCTTCAAACAGGCGACCAGCCCACGGCGCATCAGGCTGGCCGTGTACGTGCCGCCCGGGCCATTGCCAGTCAGGAGCGCCAGGTGCCCGGGCCGGTCCTCGCGATCGGTGCGCATGCCGATCGCCCGGGCAATCTCCAGCCGCGACAGCGGCACGCCGGCCCGGGCCAGCACGTTGAGGATCTGCACCTCGCGCGGCAACAGCTCGGCCGGCCAGCCGTTCTCGACGGCGTAGCGCCGGTGCATCAGGGCCCGCAGCTCGCCGCTCGTCCGGATCCCCAGGACCTGGCGCTGGGTGCGGATGCCGCGGCGCCGTGCCTCGAGGATGGCGGGCTCATTGGGCGGCAGCCCGAAACGGGCATAGCGGACGGCGTGCACCTGGTTCCGGGACAGACCGATGCGCCGACCGATTGCCACGTCGGTGAGTCCGTCGGCATGCCCGCGGCGGATGGCCTCGAGGACCTCCGCCGGCCACTGCGGATGTGTAGCGATGCCGTAGCGGACTGCCGTCTGATAGACCTGGCCGATCGGCCGGTCGAGGCGCGCGGCAGTCACGGGCACGGGCTCGCGGCCATAGTGCTGGCGCAGGCAGACCAGCTCCTCCTCGGACCAGTAACGGCCGGAGTCGAGGCCCAGCTTCAGGGCCCGCTGGCCGACCGCATTCTCGCTGCGCTCGAGGCAGACAGCCAAATCGAGCGTCCGCATACGGCCATAGAACTGCCGCAGGCAGGCGTCGTCGGTCGTGCTCCAGAGCTTCACCATCACGCACCCTCCCCGATGGCCGGCAGCCGCCGGCAGACTCCGTCCGCCAGCCGGTAGAGGCGCGGGCGGCAGATGGCCGGGTCTGTGGCATCGACCACCAGCCCGCGGGTCTCCAGATAGCGCAGGAACGTCACCATCCGCTGGCTGCCTCGACTCGGGCGGGGCAGGCCGAGCGCCTCCGCCACGGCCGCCGCGCTCTTCGGTCCCGACTCCAGAACGTCCAGGACGTCGGCCTGCCGCGGCGTCCGCACCTGCGGCCAGCCGCGGCCGGCGGCCTGGGCCGCCCAGGAGGCCAGGCGCGCCTCGGCGAGCCCGATCGAGCGCCGGAGATATTCCGCGCGCTTGAGCCGGGAGCGCACGGCGGGATCCTTGCCCCGCGGCACCAGGCCGTGGCGATAGAGCCAGCTCCGGACGCTGGCCGCGCCCAGCTCCAGGGCGCGGGCGATGGCGTTGCTCGTCTGGCCAAGATCGTGCAGCCTGCGGATCTGGTCGCCATACTCCCGGAGTCGCTTGCGCCGCCGGCACAGGCCCAGGCGCTTCGCCATGCTCGTCACGGCGAACTCGCTGCGGCCGAGCTGGGAAGCCACCCAGGCGGCCGGCAACCGGCGCCAGGCACTGGCGAGCCAGTCGCGCTCGGCGACGGTCCAGAACTGCTGCGGGCCACGCCGGCAGTCCCCCTCCACCACGATCTCCGCGTAATCCTCGAGCTGCTGGCGGAAGGCCTCGGCCTGGGCGTCCGCCCGGTCGCGCGAGCGGCAGCTCTGCAGGATCAGCCGATCGCCGTCTGCGCGCACGCCGATCACGTGGTAGTGGGGCCCGGCCTGGCAGTCGGCGTCGGTTAACACGGTCACACCCCCTCAAATCGCAGCCGCGATGCCTGCACGTAGTCCCGGCGGATCTCGATCGCCAGCCAGCGGCGGCCGAGCTGCTCGGCGACGTAACCGGTCGTGTTCGAGCCGGCGAAGGGATCGAGCACCACCTGGCCGGGCACGGTCAGCAATCGGATGAAAAAGTCCGGCAGCTGCTCGGGCATGCGCGCCGGGTGGACGACCGCCCCGGCCGCGCGGCAACGGCGCAGATAGGGGTCGTTCGAGCGCGTGTTCGGCACGCTGAGCAGGTTGGCCGGGATGGCACCGCCGTTGTCTCGCTCGACGGCCCGCGAGATCGTGTGCCCCGACGGCCGCGCCTGCGGCCTGTGCCCGTTCTTGAGCAGCCGGCACATCGAGGCGCTGTAGGGCGTCAGCACGCGGCGGTTGTCGGCCTTCGGGAAAGGGCCGCAGGCATACCACCAGAAGGTGCTGACCGCGTCGCGCAGGTGCGTGCGCCGCCGCGTGACCCACTCGGCCGGCGTCGGCAGCCGCGACGGGTTGTGCCAGTAGACCTCCTGGGCCAGGTGGAAGACGTGGCGCTCGCCGAACTTGCCGCAGTCGCCCGGGTCGCCGCACAGGCGCAGGGCCAGGGCGTACTGGTAGAGCGAGCGCGTGCCGGTGCCGGGCTTCCAGGCGCTGCCGAGCTCGATCACGAAGTTGCCCGCCGGCCGCAGCACGCGGCGGATCTGGCCGGCGATGGGCAGAAACCAACCGAGCCACTCATCGGCCGCGACGTTGCCGTAGGCCTTCTGGCGCACGAGCGGAAACGGCGGCGACGTGAACACCAGATCGACCGAGCGCGGCGGCAGCGTCCGGAGCGCGTCCAGGGCGTCGCCCTGCCAGGCCTTGCCGAGGTCGGTTTCGTAGGCGACCGATTGTCCGCGGGCCAGGAGCATCAGGGGTTCGCTTTCTCCCATTCGTCCGGGCAATAGCTGAGCGGCACGGCCAGCAGGTGCGTGCCGGGCGTGCACTTCTCTTCGGGCACATCGACGGTGAGGGACTCCCCCGGAAAGAGCCGGAAGCCATCCGGCGTGCGCACCTCGACGTGGAGCTTGTGGCCATCGCTCGTGACGAGCACCCGGCACACGATCTCGGTCGGCCGGCCGGGCGGCTGCGGAGGACAGCGGGCCATGTCAGGGTTCCTCCCGGACGTCGTAGTCAGCGTCCTGACAATCGCCGTTGCAACCGACCTCTTCGCAGTGCCCGCAGCGGAAATCGTCCGGCCGGCCGCGCAGCGCCTCGGGGACCAACCAGCGCTCGACGCCGCCGAAAGCATGCGCCGGATCCTGGGCGATGGCGCCCGTCAGGCGAATGGCCGCCTCTTTGTCGGGCAGGCCCAGCTCGTGGTCGCGCGAGACCGCGCCGATCACGTGCATGTAGCCCGGCTCGACCGGCAACCCTTCGTCGCGAAATGCGCACCTGGCAGCGACGGTGTTCGCCGACTCCAGGCCCAGGCCGAGCCAGCGCTCGCCAATGCGGCCCACGGCAAAGCGCCAGCCGTAATCGTTCTCGCCGATCACGACAAGCTCCTCGATCTTCAGTGGCTCTGAGGGCACGTCGTCACTCCTTTACGCCGCTCTCCGGCACGCTGCGATCGCGGTCAAAGATGGCCCTGGCCGGCGCCGGCCAGGACCTTGTCGCCGGCGGCGCGCATCGCCTTGTGCCGCCGCTTCCCCTCGGGGCTCCTGGGCGGCGATGCGGCCAGACAATCGGGGTTGTCGCACAGTCCCGGTTCGATCCAGGCGCAGCCGCCCGCGCACGGCTCGTCCTCGGTACAGCCGCACACCCGGCAGCGGCCATCGTCTTCCGACAGCTCGATCTCCGACTCGACGTCCGCGGCTCTGTCCACCTCGACCAGGTCGGCGACCAGGTGATAGGCGCGGACAGGTTTCTTTCTGCCGCGCATCTTGCCCCATTCGACGAACGCGGACGGTTTGTCTCCGGCTCGGAGTGCGATCACCGTCCCCTCGACGCCGAGGCCGGTCCGGAGCTTGACGCGGTCACCGGTCTTCAACCCGCTCAGCCAATGCTCTTGCGGTTTCCGCTCCTGGGCCGCGGGCTCCTCGTCCTCTTCCTCCTGGCCGGCGCCCTCCGGTACCGCCTGCCGGGCCGCGCGGCCGTTCTTGTGCTTGCCGTTGCGGGCGTGGCCGTTGGCCGACGGTTTCGCCCGCTCCTTCGCCGCCAGCTCGGCGCGGACCTCCTTGCCGACCTTGGCCGGATCCAGACCGAAGACGCTCCAGAACGCCTTGTGCTCGCCGGCCGGAGTGGCGTAGCCGGTGACCAGGCCTTGCCGGCACGCGGCCAGCTCGCACAAGAGCCCGAGTACCTGTGGCGAGTCCAGCGTCGGGATCAGGTCGGCGACCGGGTCGCGGTTCTGCCCGGCGTGGCCCGTCTTCGGCTTCTCGAGGCCGCGGCGCAGGATGATCTGCCGATTGGAGTCGTCCCACGAATGGCGGACGGCGGAGAGAGCGATGGCCTGCAGCATGGCCGTGATGGCCGGCGTGAAGCCGACGACGCCCGCGGCGAGCTTCTCCGCCGCCACGGCGACCAGGCCCTGGGCACGGCGCAGGACCGCCTTATCGACCTGCTCTTTCGCGCGGCGCTTGGCCTGCTCGCGCTGCCACGAGTTATCGGCGCCCGACCTCGACGAGGAGCGCGAGCCGACGCCCTTCTCCTTCAGGACCTTCGCCGCCTTCGCCTTCGGCACGAGCTCGTGCAGCTGCCCCTTGGAGTCGCGGCCGAGCACGACGTCGCCGGCGAGCTCCTTGCCGAGGAGCTGGCGGTAGGTCCGGCCCTTGCGGTCGTCGTAGCACGTCGCATTGAGGGCCAGGTAGGGAGCCTTGTACGCCAGCTCGCCGTACGGGCTGAATACCTCCTTGGCCGCCTTGCCCGTCAGCACCTTCTTTCCGGAGGCCTTGGCCGCGGCGACCAGCCGGTCCTGGTGGGCCTTCACCTTGACCTCGTAGCAGGCGGGGTCCGTGCAGACGTCGGGGCGGGCGTCGGGATATTCCGCCTTGTTGTTGCCGGTGCGCTTCGGGCAGACCGTGCAGGCGCCCACACTGGCCACGAGCCCGGCGTCGTCGGTCGAGTACGGCGCCTGCTTGAGCTCGATCATGAAGCGCTGGTGAATGAGGTGCTGGGCGTTGCGGTAGGAGCGCGGCTCGCCGTCGCCGTGCATCGGCCTGATGATCTCCTTGGCCGCCTCGGCGCGGGCCTTCTCCCCCGGCACGCGGGCGATGAGCTGGGCGGTCGCGATGGGGATCGTTCCCTCGGTCACGGCCTTGGCGGCCAGAGTCGGCAGCTGCCCGAGCTTGCGCATGCCGTAGATGTGGCCCGTGCTCTTGCCGAGCTTCCTGGCCAGCTCCTTGACCGCCCCCTCGCCCTGGTGGCGTGCCAGCCACTGCTCGATCCCCGCGGCCTCTTCGAGCGGGTTCAAGTCCTGGCGCTGCAGGTTCTCGACGAGCTGGATCTCCAGGACCTCGTCGTCGGTGAGGGCCCGGATCACCGCCGGCACGACGACGCGGCCGGCCAGCCGGGCTGCGCGCAGGCGGCGCTCGCCGGCGACGCACTCGTAGCCGCCCTTCGCCGGCCGCAAAAGCAGCGGCTCGAGCACGCCCTTCTCCCGGATCGAGCCCGCCAGCTCCTCGAGCTTCGCCTCGTCAAAGCTTTTCCTCGGGTTGGTAGGCGAGCCGTGGATCTTGGCGACCGGCACGTCACGCATGTCCGGCTCGCCCGCCGGTGGTGAGTGGTGAGTGGTGAGTGGTGAGTGGGAATGATCGGACACTTGGGTTACTCCTTCGGGAAATCAAGGCTGCCCTGGTCGGGATCGGAGGGGTTCTCGGGCGAGAACAGGAGCTGGGCCTGGCCGCGACGGGTTTCGATCTTGCCGATGACGCCTCCCGTGCGCACGGGCGGCGCCTTGCAGATCACCTGCAGGTGGCACTCGACCAGGCCGCTTTCCGTTTTCTCCAGGACGAGGGTCATCACGACCTTGCGCGGCTTCTCGTCCTGGCCCCGCTCCTCGAGGTCGCGGAGCGCGGAGGCGATCGCCTGATCGATCGACACCTTGGCGGCGCCGTCGTCTAGGTCGCCGATCGTCGCGGCACAGAGGACCTTCTTCATCGCGCTACCTCCGCCTCGGTCCGTTTCCGCTGCGCCAGAAAGCGCAAGTCCATCACCCGCCTCTCCAGCGAGTCGATCACGTCGTGGGCACGACCAGCCGCGCCCTTTGCCGTGCTGCAGTGGAACCAGTGGTCGCCGCACAAGTTCGCCAACCGATGCAGCTCGGCCAGGTCGCGTTGCATCTCGTCAAAGTGGTCGCGTAGGGAGAGCATCACGGCTTGGCCTCCCGTTTCTCCAGCACGATCCGGCACAGTTGCAGCACGCTGAAACTATCGTCCGCCCTGCCCTGGCAATGCAGCGGCCAGGTCCGCCGCGTCTCGGCCACGACTGCCTGGCGCTCTGCCGCGGGCAGCGCCTCGAGTCGGTCGAGGAACGCCCGCCAGCTCCGGAATTCGGCCACTTCCTTGGCTCCCGCCTCCTCCTTGCGGCTCCGTTCGCGCTCCTGGGCCTCCTGGCGCTTGGCCGCGTCCTCGGCGGCGAAGCGAGCTTTCGGCGACGCCCAGGCCGGCGCATGCCATCTCCCGTCGGCGGTCTGGGTGAAGCCGCAGCCCACGGGATCCTGCCAGAGGCGGACCATGTAGCCGGGCGGGTTATCGACCGGCTGCAGGCGCTGGGCGAACCGTTCGCGGCAATGCGGCACGATCGCCAGGCACAGGTCGGCGCTCTGGCCGGCCCAGCGACGGGCCAATCCAGGAGACAGGCCGAGCTCGACGAGTTGCTCCTCGGCCAGCCGCATTTCCTGCGGAGCGGAAAGAACAGCAGCAGCACCGTTCCCGCTGCTGCTGCTGTTTTCCCCTAGATAATTCAAATTGCTAACACATGTGGGCTTCCGCTCTTGATCGGAAGTGGGCTTCCGCTCTTGATCGGAAGTGGGCTTCCGCTCTTGATCGGAAGTGGGCTTCCGCTCTTCTGCGGAAGCAGCTGCCACATAGTATCGATTGGTCCGGCTCAGGCCCTGCCGGCTCACCACGACCAGGCCGGCCTGGCGGAGCTCCTGCAGGTAGACCCGCACCGAACGCGTCGTCCGGCCCATCAGCACCGCCAGGCGTGCCTGGCCGGGCCAGCAATAGTTCTTGCCGCGCGTGTAATCGCGCAGGATGCGGAGCAGGAAGGCGGCCTGCAGGGAGAGCGTCGTGCTACGCAGGGGTTCGTCCACTGGTGGTTGCTCCAGGGGCGAGAGGCAGGCTGAACGTCGGGGCGGTGAGCGTGTACGTGCTTTCCAGGCACTGCGGGCAGAACTGGCCGCCGGGGAGTTCCTCGTAGCCGGCCTTGGCCGCCAGCACCAGGGCCATGGGCGACGACTGGGCCGGCGGCGCGGCTTCCCGGTCGCAGCAGTCGCAACGGACCACGAAGTGCACTGCTTGCTCAAGCATCAGCCTCTCCCTCCCTCGGGCGGTTTCCTCTGCAGCACAAAGCCGGCTGCCCTGGCGCTTTGTTCGAGTTTCTTGAGGTTGAGCTCGAACGTATCGTTGTGCCCGTGCTGGAGCACCCAGCAGAGCACGTCCGCGGCACCGGTCAGACGCTGCAGGTCCTGCGAATCTAAATCGAGCGGCACCTCGCCCAGGATCACGGCGACGAGCTGGTCGTGCACCCGCTGCACCTCGTCGGCGTTGCGCATGGCGTTCTCAGCTCCTCAATGCCGATTCCAAGAGCAGGTCGGCCTGCAGCTCGATCGGCCGCCGCCCGCCGGCGTAATGGAACACGTAGGCGTCCTCGCCCAGGTCGCCGCCATAGTGACCGCGGCGGACATTGACGCACAGGAAATCCTGGCGCCGGAAGAACAGCTGCGCGGGCACGTTGCTCTCGGGTACCAGGGCGATCACGCGCGAGCGCTGGCCGCCGAGCTGCTCCCAGGCAGCGCCCAGCAGAGTGCCGCCGATGCCCTGCCGGCGGCACGACTTCCGTACGACCACCGTGGCGATCTCGACCGAGCGCGTGTGCAGCCCGAGCACCACGTAGCCGACCAGCCGCCGCTGGGCGATCCCGCACCAGGCTCCCCGGACGATGGCGCTCGCTCCCCGATCGGCGACGAGCGCCCGCAGCTGCTCCGCCGACCAGTCCAGGTGCGCCCCCTGGCGCTGCAGCCGCAGGGCCGCCGGCAGGTCGTCGCCGGTAAGCACCCCCAGCCTCAGCATCGGCAGCAGCATGATCGTCACTCCGCAATCCGCACCCGGACCTGGTGAGTGGTGAGTGGTGAGTGGGTGGTGGTTGGCCCTGATCGCCCAGCGGCAAGCCGAACACGTACACCCAGCGGAAGCCGAGGCCCTGCAGACCTCGCTGCTGCTTGACTGCCCGGTCCCAGGTCGAAAATGACCAGTCCTGGATGGTCCCGTCCCCGTAGCGCAAGCGCGTCACGAACATGACAGACTCCTTTCCCACTCACCATTCACCCCTCACCACTCACCGAACTTAAAACTGGGCCCGGCGTGAGACTATGGTGCGCCGGGCCCAGTCAAGTTCCCGCTGCCTCCTGTGATCTGGCCTCCTTTCCCCTGTGCCCGCCGCGCCGGCAGCGGGCTGGCCCGGAGAGGGGCGCCGGCGCGCCCTCGAATCCGATAAGCGGCCGCCCGGCGTCATGGTGCACCGGGCGGCCTCGCCAGGGAGCGCCGGCCCTGGACGGTATTAGGGGAGGGCGGATTTGAACCGCCGACCTCCTGGTTATGAGCCAGGCGAGCTGGCCACTGCTCCACTCCCCGGGTGTGCGGCATCAGTCCGCGGCGGCCGTGGGAAGGGCCCGGAGCTGCCGCACCTTGGGCTCGCGAATTTCGGTCAGGCGGATCATGCGATCGACCAGGCGCACGGCCGACCGATCGAGCCGCTCCTCGATCGCGTCGAGCGATTTTTTGGCGTCCGCCCAGGCCGCG